ATATATCATCATTGACTGGTTCTTATGATATTGTAAATAATGGTACTTATAGTAATCCGACACAACCATTAAGGGATATTGTATTTACTGGTGATACTGTTGTAATTTCAAACAATTCAGTTAGAACAGTATCCAATGTTGATTACCAGAATAATGTTGTTTATTTGACCAGTAATTTGTCGGCATACGCAAATTCTGGTTCGTTAATGACGGTCAATCGAACATTTGTTACAAGTAATGTTTATGATTTTGGTGCAGTAGGAGTCCAATATTTCCCTGTAATTACTACTGAAGATGGAAATATAATTATAACGGAGAATGGTCTAGAAATTCTATTAGGTTAAAAAAATGTCAACAATAAAAATATCGCAATTACCTCTGGTAACAACTTTTACCGCAAATACTCAAAATACCGTTTTTGTGGGTGTAGATTTGGACGCAGACTTGACAGGTCAATTTACTGCTCAGGCAATTGCTAGAAACTTATATTTAAATAATACTCTTATTGTTGGCAATAATGTTGTACAATTTGATAATGTTATAGGCCAATTTTCAGGTAGTAGTCCAACATATTTACAAATCAATAATCAAAACTTTAATGCCAATGGTTCAGCAGATTATGTAGCATCTACTAGCGATTCTGATAATACTTTTGGATTTATTGATATGGGTATTGAAGGTCCAACTTATAATGGTGTTGCTGCTGGTTACCCAGCATTTAAACCATACGATGGTTACCTTTACATGGTGGGCAAAACAACCACTAGTCCAACAGGTAATTTGGTTATTGGTACACAAAATAAAGCAAATACTGTATTCATTAATGGCGGTGTTACTAATCAAGACATTGTTGCTTTAATGACTGCCAACGGATTGGTACTCAACACTCAATCTTATATTACTTTTGCTGATGGTACAAGACAAATTACTAATGCAGCAAGTTTTAATTATACAACCACAGCATCAGCAGTAGCAAATAATGCTTCAGCAAATTCAATAGTATTACAAGCAGGATTAAATGCAGCTAACGCTAATATAGCAATTGCTTTGGCTGGTGTTGCAGCAGCTAATGCCAACATTTCAGGTGGTGTTGCTGCAGTTAATGCTAATATTGCTTTTTTAAATGCTGTCAATTTAACTCAGAACGATAATATCAGCACAGCAACAACTTTATCACAATACGCACTTGGTGTACAAACAACTCAAAATACTCGAATTCAAACTGCTCAAAACCAAGCTAACGTTGCTGGTATTGTTGCTAATACTACTGCCGTAGTGGCCAACTCAGCACTTCAAAATACCGCAAGTATTATTACTGCTGGTAATTTGAGAGTTACCGGTAATACAGTCACACAAGCAATGAATACAACCAACTTGACAGTTAGCGGTAATACATTCACACAAGCAATGAATACAACTAACTTCCAAGTGGTTGGTACTGCAAACGTATCAGGTACTTTAGGTGTTTATGGAGTTATTACAGGTAGCGCACAAGTTGTTTTACAGAATACACAATTTTCTGCAACAGAATCAGCACTAACAATCTCCGCATCACCAACAACTGCATTGCCATCAAACGATGGTTATATGCTTCATATTTCTGGTAAAAATGGTATACCATCACGCATCGTAACAGATTCTTATGGTGTAGGTTCATACGCAGTATATACTGGTCGTGCTGCAAGGGGAACCATAGATAGTCCTACAGCATTACAAGCTGGTGATGTAATTTCTCGTTATGCTTCAAATGGTTATGGTACAACAAAATATCAACCTTTAGGTGTAGGTCGTATTGACTTCATTGCAGCAGAAAACTTTACGGATGCAAACACAGGTTCACGAATTCAATTTTGGAATTGTCCAACTGGTTCAAACACATTAACCAACATTGCAACATTCAATGGTGATTCTGTTGAATTTACTGGAAGTGTTAAACCAGACAAAGGATTCATTTATACACCTAGAACATTAAGTGGAGCACAAACTGCAATTACAATTAATTTTTCAAGCGATTCAATTGTTAGAGCAACACTCACGGCTGATTTAACTCTATCATTTAGTAATTATACAGCTGGTAAAATTGTAGAAGTTTGGTTGACCAATACAGGTGGTGTAGCTAGAACAGTAACACACGGTTGTTCTGCAACCAATTCTTCTGAAAACTCAACCACATTTAGTATACCATCGACCAGTTCCGCTTACATAAGATATTTTAGTCTTGATGGTGACCTTGCAAATACATTTGTTACTTCGATACACGCTTAATAAATAAATCATGGCTTATAAAAATATATTAACTTACAATGCAAGAGTTTCTCAAGTAGAGCAAACTTACTATTCACCTACTTCGGTATTACCTATTACTGGTTTACCAATTAGTTCAATTTACGTTTTTCTTTCTCGTATTGAACCATGGGCAAATGATTTAAATCCTGATACACCACTACAAACGCAGCGATATATTAAAGAAGTTTTCAAAAATATGTTCGTTGCAAAATTAGTTAATCAAAATAATATTTCACCAGTAATAGAAAGACATGATTGGTTGTCAGGTACAACATACAATTATTACCAAGATAATATTGATATGTTTGAAGTGGATCAAAATGGTTTTAATGTTATAAATTATTATGTTCGTAATAGCTATGACCAAGTATTTAAATGTTTATGGAATAATCTTGGCGCACCATCAACAGTAGAACCTTATTTTCAACCAGGAAACTATGGATTAAATAACATATTCAAAGGTTCTGATGGTTATAAATGGAAATATATGTACACCATCGATGTGGGTACTAAAAAGACATTTATGGATGCAACTTGGATACCTGTGCCAGTAGGAGATAATACACCAAACCCATTACAAACTGCAGCAGGTTCTGGTGACATTGAAGTAATTAATGTAACAAATGGTGGTTCTGGATATGATACGTCAAACGGTTCGGTTACAGTAACTATTACTGGTGATGGTACAGGCGCTCAAGGGTTGGCAGTAGCAAATGCGGCCGGATCAATTACCGACATTGTTGTACTAAACGCCGGTTCAAATTATAGTTATGCAACAGTAACCATTTCATCAGCTATTGGTTCAGGCGCAACCGCAATAGCTCCAGTGAGTCCAATCGGTGGCCATGGATTTGCTCCTGTTGCAGAATTAGGTGTCAAAGCCGCAATGATTACTGCTGAATTTGATGGTTCTGAAAGTGGGTACGTTCCGACTGATGTGGATTATCGACAGAGTGGTATTTTAATTAATCCAACTTCTTTGGAGAATTACCCTTATCCTGCTAACGGACAAATTTATTCCACCAGTACTGATTTGGTTGTTTCAACAGGCTTTGGTGCATTCGTAAGTGGTGAAACTGTGTATCAAGGTAGTGAAACAAATCCAACATTTAGTGCAACCATGTTGAGTTTTAATTCTACAACCAATGTGGTTAGGCTGATAAATATAACGGGAACACCTCTTGTTAATCTACCAATTTTTGGTGTCACATCGCAAACAGCTCGAACAATTTTAACTTACAATACTCCCAATTTCGTACCATTTTCTGGTTATTTGTCACAAATACAAAACAGAAGTGGTATTGAAAGAAGTCCGGATGGAATAGAACAATTTAGATTTGTATTAGGATACTAAAGGAATAAAATGTCTTTAAATTTTAACGTTGATCCGTATTATGATGATTTTGATCCTGCAAAGAATTATCATCGTATTCTTTTTAAGCCTGGCTTTGCTGTTCAAGCTCGTGAATTAACACAAACTCAATCTATTCTCCAAAATCAAATTTCTAATTTTGCTGACAATATTTTTAAGCAAAATACTCCAATTACTGGTGGTCAAATAACCACAAATTTGAATTGTTATTATGTTAAATTACAAACAACTTTTAATAATGTAACTATTAATCCAGTAACTTTTGTTGAAAAAGCAATTCAAGATATTACCGGTACTGTTAGAGCTCGTATTATTGCTGCAGCTTCTTCTAGTGGCATTGCTGGAGATCCTCCCACAATTGTTGTAACTTATACATCCGGTACACAATTTTCTGATGGCGCAGTAGTATATGATTCAGCTACATTACAACCATTTTGCCAAGCAATCACTTTTGCTGCCACCGGTTCAAGTTCTGTTGCTTCTGTTTCTCAAGGCGTATTTTATATTTCTTCTAATTATACCACACCATCTGGTGAGGTAATTACTAAAGGTACATTTGTACAAGTAAACCCACAAACTGTTATTTTGGACAAATATGATAG